TTCACACCGATTGCAGCTGACTTGGTGAAGAAAACATCCCAAGTGGCTATCCGTGTGGAAGTATATGAGAAGTTTACGACAGGCTCCAATACCACATTGAAAATCAAGAAACGTTCTTTGGCTTACAAAGGTATGCACTTGGGTAACGGTGCGCATGGAGCGACAATCAACGCTATTGACAAGGCTGACAAAGCTTTTGATAAGCTGACGTTAGCGGCAGACTTTGGAGAAAATCTAGAAGCTGGAACAGTTCTTTACGAAGCGACAGCCGCAGATGGTACAACGCCCAAAGTTATCGCAAATTCAGCTCTGTATGAAAGGAAGCAGGTAGAGGATGGCATAGTATTGGTTTCCCTTTTGATGCGTGCGTTTGAAATCGAACCGACCAAGCTGGTAATGCCTTTCGCAGATATTGACAAGGCGAATATGCCGCACTTCCAGTTTAATGCTCAGGATGTCAAACAAGAAAAAGACACTGTATCAATTCCTAAGGCTTCTTCCAGTCGGGACGGATTGATGAGCAAGGAAGATAAAGCCAAATTGGATGGGGTTGCAGCACAAGTTAACAAGTATACTTTAACAGCAGCTACGACTTCTGCTCTTGGAGGTGTAAAGCAGGCAGCCAAAGTGAATGATGCATCTGGTACGGTGTCGGTAGAAAACTTTAACGGATTATTGACAGCGTTGAAAAACGCAGGTATAATGGCAAAATAAAGAAAGGAGGACTAATATATGATGCTAACTATTCATACATTGTTTAATGACCCGAACATTGTAAATGCAGTGATTCAGCGTGTCCTCAAGACAAGAAAGGACACAATTTATTGGCAGCAGTATTTGGGCTTCCGTAGGACTACTACTCGTGTATTTAAAGACTACATCGGTCAGGTTACTGGCGTGATGGCTGGTTCCATCAACTCCCGTTATGGCGAAAAGCCTATCCGTGAACGCAGGAATATCGGTTCCGGATATGGTGAGATTGCCTATTTGGGTGACCGCTATCAAATCTCAATCGACCGTTTGTCTGACTTGCAGGACTTGATAGATAAGTATAATGCCGCCAAACCGGAAGACCAGAAAGCAGCCATGCGTGACATCGTGGACTTCATCTATGACGATTACCGTCAGGTATTGCTGGCACCGCACAAGCGTATGGACATTATCGTAGGCTCTCTGTTGATGACTGGAGCAGCAAGCGTGAAGAACAAGGACGACAATGCCGGAGGAATTGACTTATTGAACATCGACTTGCCGTTCAAGTTTATCAAGCCGGACACAGAGGATAAAGACTATTTCGTCACTTACTTGCAGCAGAAACTGAATGAGCTGAAATCTATTTACGGCACATTCCCCAAGATGATTATGAGCCGTGGCACATTCGTCAAGAACATCATCGGTTCAAGCGAGTTCGGTGATAAGTTCAAGATGCAGCTTACAGGCAACGAGATGTATATGTCCACCGGGATTATCACTTCGCAACTGGCTTCTGCTATTTTTACGGGTATCGGACTTCCGGCTATTGAAATCAAGGAAGATTATGTGGTAGACCAAACAGGTAAGAATATCCCCATTTATGCAGATGGTCGTATTTCCCTGCTTCCGCAGGATAAAATCGGTTATATGCGCTTCCACACTCCTTATGAAGCTGTGGATGGTGTACCGGGACGTAATTACACTCAGGCAGATGGCGATATGCTGATTTCAGGTTACAAGGACGGCAATGGTCGCTATCTGGAATACACAGCCGAATGGATTCCGCAGATTGCGAACCCGAACCTGATTGTGAACTTCGATTTGAGTGAGATGAACGCATGACAGTAAACGATTATATATTACAGAAGTTTCAGACCTTCGGCGTTAACTTGTCGGAGGCTGACCTTTTCGATATATGTCTGAACGCAAAGATAAGCGGAGGGGGTGAGATGAACGAGGATTGCCAAACACGGGTGTCGGTGGCAATTGCGAAGTTCATCCCCTCTCTATTGCTTCGTGCCACTTCCATCAGCGAAAGCGGTTTTTCTATGTCTTGGAACATTCAAGGCATTAAGGATTACTATTCATTTCTGTGTAAACAGTACGGTTTGAAAGACGAACTGGGTAACAAACCTAAAGTGACTTTCTTATGATATTTGCCCCACACATATTGCAGGTAAAAGTTATCACCCCGATGGACAAGGATGAGTTTGGCAGACCTATTCCCGGAACAGGTGGTGAATACTGGCAGAAGGTATGCAAGTGCCGTTGTGATGATAACACTACCAAAGAGTTTTCATCTGATAACGGCTCTGTGTATCGTCCGAATTATCATGTAGTATGTGAGAAAAGAATTACTGTCAAGGCTGGTGATGAAGTACGTTGCATGGATGGTGATGGCGTAAGAGGTCAAGGCGAAGTCTACACGGTAAAGAGTACAAACTACTTTAACTACTCGGAATTATGGATGTAGATTTCGATTTCTCAGATGTCGACTCCTTTTTCGATGAAGGAGAATGGGAGGTCGAAAAGAAGATGATTGATGTAGGCGATGAAGCCGTGAAGTACGCAGAGGAACATGGGGATTATCAAGACCATACACTCACTTTGAGAACGTCCAATGATTACGATGTCAATAAAGACGGTTTGACATTGAAAAACGAAGCGGAATACGCATCATTCGTAGAATCTAAAGGGTATGATGTTTTGAGTAGTGCTGCTTTATTTGCGGAGAAACGATTAAAAGAAGAATTTGAAAAATGAAAAAGTACATTGGAACAAAACAGATTGAAGCAGAACCTATGACAATGGGCGAGGCTTATGAAAGAGGTTTATTACAAGTTGGCAGAGTGCCTGATGCAGAGTATGCAAAGCGCATGGGTTATCACGTTAAATATGCTGACGGGTACGAGAGTTGGTCGCCAGCGGAACCGTTTGAGGAGGCGTATAAACTCGCCGATACATCACTTGACCGTATGCAGATAGAAGCCGAAGAAGTCAATGGAAGATATGTAAAGTTAGCCGCTTTCATAGATTCAGGGAAAATGGATGAAGTCGTTAATGATATGTACAACAAGTGTTTACTGGAAATGCAGTGTTGTACAATGTTCGACTATATACGGCTTCTTGATACTCGCATACAGCGTATGCAAGGTTCTGATGGTGCAAAAGTAATAAAGATGAATTTTGGTATGGCTATTATGGCTCTCAAAGCAGGTTTTCCAATTCGTAGAAGCGGTTGGAACGGAAAAGGATTAATGGTGTTCAAACAGGTCCCAGCACATATTGATAGTGATATTATCCCCAAGATGCAATCTATTCCGCAATCAGCAAAAGACCTTATTCTGAAAGGCAAGGGCTTTATTGACTACACAAGCCAGTGTCTTATTTACAATGAGAATACCGGACGCGCTGATTCATGGGTTCCGTCTATCAGTGATGTATTTGCAGAAGATTGGGAGATTGTGGAATGATAGTAACTACCGACATAGGAAACATCCTCTACCGGGACTGCAAGGCTTTCGGAATAGATCTAGTGCCTGATGGTGAAACGCTGACGGGTGAATTGAAGTCCGAAAGGATTGTCATCCACACGAAGAAACAACAGCCGGGAAAGTATTGGAAGAAATCTTTCGCAGAAGTGAATCTATGTGTACCCAATTTAAGCGAGAATGAAGCGAACACAATCCGGCTTAACGAACTTGAAAGAAAGGCTGACAAGCTGCTTGATGATGTAGTAAGCACCTATGACGGTACAACCTATCGTTACTCTATCGAATCAATTGGCGCGGAAGCGGATACAGCTTTGAAATGCCATTACGTGAATGTGAGAATTTTATTTGAAGTAATAAATGTAAAACTATAAGATTATGATTTCAGCAGTAGGAATAAAAAGAATCTTGTTTGCCGATATTGATAAGGTAACGGCAGACATTACCCCCGAAATCGCAAAGACTTTGATTCAAGCCGCTATCAAAGCGAAAGATGAGGTTTTGAATGTACACGGGGAAACGTGGCAGATTGAGGAAACGGAAGCCTCCGTCACTGGGTACAAGAACCAATTAACGGGAAAGAATTACCGTTACGATGATGTGCCGGGAGAAGTATCGCCCGCTTTCTCTATCGGACAATATGACTGGAAGACCAAGAAAGCGTTCATGGGTGGCGATGTTATTCAGGCAACATCTAAAGATGTAGGTTGGAAGCGTGCTTTGGATAAAGTTATTATCAACAAAGCATTGTTCTGTCTGACCGATGATGATGTCTGGTTCATCTTCCCAAAATGCCGTATTGTTTCCCGTGAAGCCAATACGGATAAGGCAATTGCAATCGCTGTAAAAGGCTTGGTGCAGGAACCGGGAATCGAAGGTGTTTCTTCTGAGTATAACTATGAAGAAGGGCAGATTAAAGCTTTGCAGGCATGAACTACAGTAACCATTGTACCTACTCCTTCCGATGCGACCGTAAAGCTGGACGGTGCAACGGTCAAGTCAAAGCAGGTGAATGCTGGGGCTACCGTTCACTATGAAGTGTCGAAAGTGGGGTACGTCACTCAGTCAGGAGATATTAAAACCACTCCTTCTGAAGTTGATACCACTCTTAAAAAAGAGATAACATTGGTAAAAGCACAAGAGTGATAACCGGGGGATGGATATATACCATTCCCCCTTTTAGTTTAAGAATATGAATCAAGCAGCAAAAACGGTTTCTGATGCTTTGTTAGGGCTGGATTTCATGAATGTGGAGATAGGAGGGATGGTTTATACCATTAAACCTCCTACAATTAAAATTATCTGTCGTGCCATTCATCATTTTTCCAATATCGGCATGACTGGAGATAATGTCATGGAAGCTATTAAAGAGCTTCCTGAAGCTACTGAAGATATGCTGAAAGGTATTTCATGCTTCATCTGCGGGAATGATAGTTTGGTCAAAGAATTGGAGAACGGCACTTTTGAAGAAGTCAAAGATGCCTTGGAAGTCTGTTTCTCTATGATGGATATTTCGGCTTTTCAGTGTGTCAGCTCGATGAGGAACGTGTCGATGCTGGCAGCAAGACCGAAACAGTAGGAAACACAACGTTCTTCGGGCAGATAGCCCATTTGATTGACACGCTTCATTTGAGTTATACAGAAGTGTTTGAGGTTATCCCTTATCGGAATTTGCTGATGATGCAACGGGATAAATTACACGCAGTATATGGTGGTCAAAAAGTGAATAGAATCAGTGGTAAGGAATTGGCTAATCGTAGGAAAAAGAAATAGATATGGCGAAATTATATTTTAAGGTAGGTAGTGACTGGGAAGAAGTTGTAAGGCTCCGTAATGAAATTGTGAAGTTAAAACAAGAGTTAATGAGCATGGATGGCACGCAGTCTCCTGCTGCTTTCAAGGCTTTGAATGCCCAACTTGCTGCATCCAACCAAAGATTGGATGAGTTGGTGACTAATGCAGCCAAAGCTGGAGCGGAGATGGAAACGGGATTCAAAAGGAAAATCTTCGATGCTTCCCAGGCCGTGAATGGATTCACAGAGAAGATTCTTGCTCAAAAAGCGGTAGTTAAGGATATTGAAGCGGATGTAAAACGACTTGGGGATGCTTATCGTATAGCATTGAAAAGGAATCCGTTATCAGCAAATAGCAAGTTAGAAGAATACAATGCTGCCCGCAAAGCTCTTGATGAAGAAAAGGCAGCTTTATTTGGATTAACCCAACAACAAGCCGAAGCGCGTCTTTCCGTAAAGAAACTTCGGGATGAATACGCCCTTTACAATGATAATGCTAAGGAAATCGTAGAGAGTAACAACGGTATCGCTATTTCTTGGAAGAAAGCATTGGCGGTTATTGGTGGTGCTGGAGTATTAAAGGCATTAGGTTCTGAAATGATTCGTGTTCGTGGAGAATTTCAATCCATGCAGACCGCTATTGAGACTATGGTTGGAAAGGATATGGCAGGACAACTGATTCCGCAAATCAAGGAGCTGGCTAAGATTTCTCCACTTACTATGTCAGATATGGTTGGAGCAGAAAAGATGATGCTTGGATTTAACATACAAGCAGAAGACACTATCAAATACTTGAAAGCCATTAGTGATATTTCTATGGGGGAATCCAGTAAGTTCAATTCGCTAACTTTGGCATTTTCACAGATGTCAGCAGCGGGTAAACTTATGGGGCAGGATTTGAATCAAATGATAAACGCTGGATTCAACCCGTTACAGATTATCTCCGAAAAGACCGGAAAATCTATCGCAACTTTGAAAGATGAAATGTCCAAAGGTGCTGTTTCCGCTGAAATGGTTCAACAGGCATTCATTGATGCAACTTCCGCAGGTGGTAAGTTCTATAATATGTCTGAGAATGCCTCAAAGACTATCAATGGTCAGTTGTCTATGATGCAGGATGCTTTGGATTCCGTGTTTAACGAATTGGGAACAAAGTCGGAAAGTGTTATCATGGACGGTATTCAAATGACAACTTCGTTGATTCAGAATTATGAAACAGTAGGTAAGATCTTGGCTGGATTAGTGGTTACTTATGGTACATACCGGACCGCAGTGATGCTTGTTACTGCTGCCGAAAGTAAACATACTCTTGTGGAGATTGGACTTACCAATGCCCGTTTATTGGCACGAAAAGCGCAGTTAGCTTTAAACGCTGCAATGCTTACCAATCCTTATGTGTTGTTGGCTACTGCTGTAGTAGGACTTGGAGTTGCAATGTGGGCATTATCCGACAGCACAACATCTGCTGAACGTGCTTTGGACTCGTACAACAAGAAAATAGAAAAACTCGACACGGACGAAGAAGATCGGAAACGTACTTTGGAAGGTCTTGTTAGCACCATTAATAGCGAGGTGGAAGCCGAGACCACTAAACTTAAAGCTTTAAAAGATATTGAGGAACTATACCCAGCACTCTTTAGGAAATATGTTGATGAGAAAGGCCATATACAGGATTTGACTGGTTTTTGGAAGGCATATAATGAAGAAGTTGTAAAATCTAGAACACAGTCAAAACAGGCTATAGTCGAGTCCTTGGAACAACAGATAAAAAGTGCGGAATGGGCTTATAATTTAGCTAAGAAGGAGAACAACCGTTCCGAAATGAAGGTTCAGGTACAGCGTATCGAAGACCTGAAAAATGAATTGGCAAACGCAAGAAAGGATGTCTTGTCGGAAATCAATGCCCAATTGGAAGTTGAGAACAGACAGGAAACAAAAGAAACTACATATCAGGAGGATTTGGCAAATGCTAAAGCCGAATGGGAGAAAGCGAAAAAAGGGTATGAGGCCTTAATCAAAGATCAGACGGCTACATCGAAACAGGTGAAAGAAGCCAAAGATAAGATGGAGGTATCCGAAAAGACATACAAGGAGCTGGGCGGAGTAACCGGAAGCGCACTGACCAGACAGGAAAATCTAGCAAAAAAGCAAAAAGAAAATCAGGAAAAGCTGGACGGGCAACTTCTTTCACTTCACCGTCAGAATCAGCAGGATGAGGTCAGTTTGATGAAAGAAGGTACGGAGAAGAAACTGAAACAGATAGATTTGGATTATCAGAAAGAAACTGATGCTATCAAAAAGCAGCGCAAGGAATGGGAGGATGCTCAAGGTGGAAAGCTGACCGAAGAGCAAACTTTAGTCATTGACTTAAGAAAGGAGTTAGCAGGTAAGAAGAAAGATAGTGATACGAGTAAAGTTCACGAAGAGGAGGTCAAAGAGTATCAAAAGCTGTTATCTTCGTATCAGGATTATCTTACCAAGCGAAAAAATGCAGAAGATAAGTTTAATGCAGACCGAAAGAAACTAAAGGATGGTGGAGCTTCTGATGCTCAAATAAATGAATTAGAGTATCAGCGGGATGAAACACTAAAATCCATAGACAATGAGTTTGCCATGCGTGAAGATTCATTCAAGGCGTGGACTGATAATATCGCTAACCTTAGTTTGGAGAAGTTGCGTGAATTGTTGGTACAGGCTGAAAGAGAATTAGAACGATCTGAGTTCCTGAACCCGAATGATCCCAAGTTAGCCGGACAGAGAGCTAAGGTTACGTCTTTGAAGAATACTATCAGTGAGAAGTCGGAGAAAACCAATACATCTCCTAATAAACGCAGTCAAAAGGAATGGCAGGATTTGTATAAGACACTTTCAAAGGTAGAGAAAGAATTTGATGAGATTGGCAAAACGGTAGGTGGCACTGCTGGTGAAATCATATCAGCTGCTGGAAGTATCGCATCATCGACCCTGCAAATGATTGATGGTATTACAACCCTTGCAAATAGTTCATCTGATGCGATGGCAGGAACAGCGCAGGCTGCATCTAAATCCATTCAAGCAGTAGAGAAAGCGTCTGTCATTCTCGCCATTGTCGGTGCTGCTTTACAGATTACAACTAAGATGTTTGACTTGTTTGGTAGCGATACTACTACAGAAAAGTATGAAGAGGCGAAAGAAGCATACCAATCTTACATTAACATTCTTGATAAGGTAATAGATAAACAACTCGAATTAGCGGAATCACTGTCAGGGGATAATGCTCAGGCGGCATACGATAGAGCCATTGAGCTGGTGAAGACACAGAGCGAAGCCGCAAGGGTATTGGGTAAGCAATATTTGAATTCCGGTTCTTCGTGGAAATCTCATTCCAAAGGTTACAAAGAGGTCGATGATATGTCTGCTGCGGGATGGGCTGATGCGGCAAAAGCATTGGGTATGTCTGTTAGTCAATTCAAAAACGCTATGGGCGGTCGCATGACTGGTTTGTTTGATTTGACGGATGAACAATTAGCCAAGTTGCAGGAAGAAGCACATATATTCTGGGCGCAGTTGGATTCTGATACTCAAAACTATGCCAACCAAATAGCGGAAGGTGTCGCTCAAGTGAAAGAAGTATTAGAACAACAAATGACAGACACAACGCTCATTGATGTGGATACATTAAGGAACGATTTCCATGACCTTCTAACTGATATGGATGCGGATTCTGCTGACTTTGCCGATAACTTTGAAGATTACATGAGGAATGCCATCCTTAACTCCATGCTGAAAGAGTCCTATATGGGCAGATTGGAAGAGTGGCGAAAGAAGTTTTATGCTGCTATGGATGATGGCGTGACTGAACAAGAGTATAACGCTTTGAAAGAAGAAGGTCAGCAGATTGCCGATGAGATGAAAGCACAGCGTGACGCAATGGCTGATATGTTTGGATGGGAGTCTGAATCCACTTCGCAATCCTCTACAAGTAAAGGATTTCAAGCTATGTCGCAAGATACAGGCGAAGAGTTGAACGGGCGGTTTACAGCATTGCAGATTGCAGGAGAAGAGATAAAGAATCAGAATATTATTCAATCTCAATCACTTAATCTACTGACAGTAAAAGCAGATGCTCTACTTTCCATAAATACGGAAACAAGGAATATCGCTGATGATACGCGAGATTTGATAGCACAATCTTATCTTGAATTGGTACAGATTTCAGAAAATACAGGGGCAATCGTCAAACCTATTCAACAGATGCAAAGAGATATAGCAGAAGTTAAAAAGAATACAGCAAAATTATAGTCTATGGATGAATTATTAATTAATGGCGAAAACGCTTATACAACATGGGGTGTGAGAATGGGAGAGGGGTTTCTTGATGTTATTGGGGCATCCGTTCCCATGAAGGATTTTATTGAGAACAAAAGCCGACTTGAACATGGGAAACGGGTAATAATCAATAATCCTAAAGTCGATGAGAGGGAAATAACTCTTTCGTTCACTATCGAGAGTAATTCTCAGTCTGATTATCAAGCAAAGAAGAAAGCTTTCTTTGATGAACTGTATAAAGGTGTGGTTGATATTCAGATTCCTGCTAATAGTAGCGAGGTTTACCATCTTATTTATACTGGCAAGAGTGTCACTTACGCACAGAGTTTAGACCGAACTTTCGGAAAAATTTCAGCCAAGTTTAACGAGCCAAATCCGGCAAACAGAAGCTAATTCACGACATTGGTTTTATTGTCGTGTATGTGAGTGCTCAAAATTGGGCACTCTTTTTTTTATCCCCGAACTTTGAAGACATGGAACAAATCGACATCAAAGACATATCCGGTGCTATCCTGCTTACAACTTTGATCAATGAAGGCTGCAAGCGTAAGTTCACTCTGATGAAGGAGGACTACATCATGTTAAAGTTCTCCTTAGAGAATCCCATATATTTCAAACTTGGCTCATACGTGGAATGTAACTTCGGATTGTTCGAGGTGTGCGACTTGCAGAAGCCCGCATTCAACACCAATACCGCCGGCTACGATTACGAATTAAGACTTGACGCCTACTACTGGAAATGGAAAAACAAAATCTTCAAATATACCCCGGAGACGACCGGACAGGAGGCGTCCTGGAACCTGACCGCCCCGCTTGACGTACAAGCCGGTATAGTCCTTAGAAATTTGAAAGCTCTTGGTTACACATACAAAGGACAGGATTTTGTTTTCTCCATTGATTCCACAGTCGAAAACAAGTCCCAGTTGATGAGTTACGATAACATCAACATCCTTGACGCTTGTTTTGAGATGGCGAAGAAATGGGATTGCGAATGTTGGGTGACTGAAAACATCATCCATTTCGGACGTTGTGAGTCTGGCGATGCGGTGGATTTCGAAATCGGGAAAAACGTGCAGGAAATGTCACAGTCAGAATCCCGGTCCACTTATGCCACCCGTATCTACGCTTTTGGTTCAACAAAGAATATCCCATCTGACTACCGTCCGGTTGACGAGACTGTGGTTGTGAACGGCGTGGTGCAAAAACGCTTAATGTTGCCCGAAGGCACTCCTTACATTGACGCTTATCCTGATATGACTACCGAGGAAGCCGTCGAGCAGGTGGTTATCTTCGATGAAGTCTATCCCCGAAGAACGGGCATCATGTCGGATGTCACCACTATCGAAGTGACGGACAAGGTGGAGAATGAGGACGGCACAACCACCGAGGAAAAATGGAATGCCTACCGCTTTAGGGACACGGGTGTTAACTTTTCCGAGAAATATATCCTCCCCGGTCAGGAGCTGAGGATACGTTTCGCGTCCGGGCTTCTCAACGGTTTGGAGTTCGCCGTGAAGTTCAATCCTGAGGGAAAGCCGGAGAAATTGGAGGATGGCGGATGGAACCCTGAGGCACAGCTTTGGGAGATAGTCAGGAATGAGGACTATGGCAGACCGCTTCCCGGTGATGTACTCTTTCCCCAGGATGGAGATGAATATGTGCTTTCCGGCTGGGACAGCACGAAAATAACCGAACTTGGGCTTGTGGATGCCGCCGAGCAGGAGCTGAAGGAAAAGACTGAAAAG